GAGTGGGTTGGGGAAGCCGGTAATCCGCAGGTCTCCAAAACCTTGAGAACTAGGTTCGATTCCTAGAGCCTATGCCAGATGAAGTTGGCTCTCATAGCTCAACTGGATAGAGCAACGCTCTACGAAAGCGTAGGTTGGACGTTCAAATCGTTCTGAGAGCACCATCAACAGAAGGGACGCTGAGATGGCACAAGGTGGACACATACGGGCTGAAGAGCCAAAGAACGACAGACAATTTCTTTGTCCTGAAGGCATGATCCCGCATCTGAAAAAAGTGTTGGAGGGTGAGTACAGCATTCCGTACAACGAAGCTGACGCTGAAGGCCGATCCTTGCTGGTCTTGGATGTCGGTGCCAATTGCGGGGCATTTACGGTGTATGCCAAGCTCAGATGGCCTAACTGTGAAATAGATGCTTACGAGCCGTTGGAAGCCAATCATCAGTTTTTATTTGCAAATACCCAGGATCTAAAGGGCGTTACCCGATTCCAGTCGGCAGTGGGCGATCCAGCTAGAGACAAGCTCTACTTTGGCAAGCACAATGTCGGTGAGAACAGCCAGTATCAGGGCAACGAGCAGGTAGACGAGTATGTCGAGATTGATGTGGTCGAGCCTGAGAGCTTGGTGAGCTATGATATTGTTAAGCTCGATTGCGAAGGCGCTGAGGTATACATACTTGCTAGGCTGGACTTGAGCGAGACAAGGTATGTGATGTTTGAGTACCACAGCGAGCGCAACCGGATTGCTTGCGATGCTATTCTGACACAACAAGGCTTTGCGTTGCTTGAGATGAATGTAACCTCGGTTGGTTACGGCGTTGCTAAGTATCAGGCACAGTGATGAAATTTAACCTGCAACAGTTCTATGCGTTTTGCCGGCAGCTCAAGATTGAAACCAAAGAAGAAGGTCTAAAGAAGATGGACCGTCTGCTTGGCACGCAGACCTATGTCATGGAAGAAGTTGCGAAAGGATTGGAAGATGACTGCCATTTCTTTGTTATCCTTAAAGGCCGTCAGCTCGGTATTACTACTATCAGTCTTGCCTTGGATCTGTACTGGCATTTTATTAATCCTGGTCTCCAAGGTACGCTAACGACTGACACGGAAGAAAACCGTGACATGTTTAGGTCTACCCTTGGTATGTACATGGACGGCTTGCCCAAGGAATATAAGATCCCGCTGCTGGCCCATAATAGAAACCAATTAAGTCTGAAGAACCGCAGTCGCCTGTTTTATCAGGTAGCAGGCTTGCGAGCTAAGGGGAGCTTGGGGCGTGGTAAAGCAATCACTTATTTGCATGGCACTGAAACATCTTCATGGGGCGATGAAGAAGGACTTGCATCCTTGCTGGCATCCTTGGCTGAAACAAACCCGCTCCGGTTATACATGTTCGAAAGCACTGCCCGTGGTTTCAATATGTTTCACGACATGTACGTCACCGCCAAACGGGCGCGTACTCAACGAGCAATATTCTGTGGTTGGTGGCGCAACGAGTTCTACTCTGTCGAGGCCGACAATCCGATCTACAAAGTCTACTGGGACGGAAAGGTCACGCCCGAAGAGAAAGAATGGGTGCGCGACATCAAGAAGCTCTACAACTACGAGATCAACTCTCGGCAGCTTGCTTGGTGGCGTTGGAAACTCGCGGAAGGCATCAAAGACGAAGCCCTTATGTACCAAGAGTTCCCGCCCACGGAAGACTATGCGTTTGTGATGACCGGCAGCTCGTTCTTCTCGAACAGCAAATGCACCGACGCAATGAAGGCATCTCGCAAGGCAGTACCTGACTGCTATCGCTATGTGATGGGCCACAATTTCCAAGACACGGAAGTAATGAAATCAAACCCTAAACTCGCAACCCTCAAAATATGGGAAGAACCAGATGATAATGGATACTACGTTATTGGAGCAGATCCTGCTTATGGCAGCTCTGATTGGGCTGACCGTTTTTGTATTCAGATCTTTAGGTGCTACGCCGACGGACTCGACCAAGTCGCAGAGTTCGCCACCTCAGAACTCAACACCTACCAGTTCGCCTGGGTCATCGCCCACCTCGCCGGAGCTTACAAAAACTCCACCCTCAACCTCGAAGTCAACGGCCCAGGCCAGCCCGTCATCCAAGAACTCCGCAACCTCAAAAGACAAGCCGTCAACATCGCCTCGCAAAGCGAAACCCGCAAGCAAGGCGAAGCGTTAATGGCCGTCCTTTCCTCCATGCAAAATTATATCTGGAGGAAAAACGATACCCTCGGTGGCCTGACCAACTCAATTGGCTGGGTCACAACCCAAGCGTCCAAAGAACGTATGCTGTCCTATTATAAAGATTACTTTGAGCGAGACATGATGATCGTTAAGTCCGAGGAACTATTGGAAGAAATGAAGACTATCCGTCGTGACGGTGGAACCATTTCCGCGCCTGGACGTTCTAAAGATGACCGCGTTATGGCCGCTGGCCTTGCAGCCGCCGCTTTTGCCGAGCAAGTGCAGCCACAGCTCATTGCACGCCGCATCACCCGTGACATGCAACTCAAAACCGAAGACCGCACAGCCGGAGAACTGGCCGTCGGCAAGAACGTATCCGAATACCTGAAGCGCATAGGATTTGGGCCAAATGGATAAAGTCTTAAATAAATCAGAGATTTACCGGCGCATGGATCGTTTCCAAGAGGACGACAACACGCCGTGGTCATGGCCTATGTTGGCAGAACTAGCAGGTTACGCGCCTGGTCATATGCGGGATGTCTTTGTCTACAAGTCCCAACCCATGACCGAAACCATGCAGATCCGTGTCAGCCATGCCTTAGCCAAGATTGAACGCGGGGATGTCACCGTTATGCGTAATCGGGACAAGACGCGCTTTATTCAATACAACCAAAAGCCAGAGCCTCGCATGGCCAGAGGCAACCGGATCATCCTTGAGAACGGTGCTTTCAAGGTAAAACCAGGCATTATCAACCGTAATGACTATTCCCAAATCACCCTAAAAGAGCAGTTGGAGGGCTAAAATGGCCGTATTAAGATCATATCAATGTGTAAAACACGGGTATTTTGACGCTTGGGAGGCTGAATGCCCTCATGGGTGCAAAAAAGTCACACAGGTCTTTTTGAAGCCATTTTCCATCAAATCCGACCGCACCAAGGGCGCTGACAAGACTTTGAAGGGCTTGGCGTCCGATTTCCAAATGACCAACATCAAGTCAACCCGTGAAGGAGAGTTCCAGACGGGCTATCATACCCGCAACAACAAGCCTGAGCTTAACAAAGGCCATGAAGCGGCTAACGGTGGCGTTATGTGGGGCGGTGCAGGGCGCTTTGACATGGGTAGCGCGTTGGCCGGAAAGGCTGTACAATCAGGAAATGGCGAACCGGCTGGGTTTGATCCCAAGAATCTTGGCAAACTAACCGGACCGCGTGCGGCAAGTTATCAAGCTGACCATCAGGGATTAAAGATCAATGCGGATTCCAACTAAAGCAGATGAACGCGAGTTCTTTTACTTAGACCTGATTAACAAGTGCGATGTGTCCAAGCCAGAGCGTCAGGGTGATTACTCATCCTTGCGCTCTAACTTTTTGTTCGGCGCCGGCCCAGAAGAGTCACCTGCACCCTTCAACAAAATTGCCTCGCACATCGACCAGCTTACTTCGTTCCTCTACTCCGCAGAAACGACGCGCTTTAACATTGCACTTGGCGCTGGCACAAATGACATTCAACATCGTTACGTGCCGCCTCTCACTCAAGCGCTGCACGACGAATGGAACAACTCGAATGCCGATCAGGTTTTCTCTACGGCCCTTACTTGGTCCTTGGTCTATAATTCGACCTTTATCAAGCTCATACCCTTCAACACGTCTATCCATCCTTACTTGGTAGACCCAGGTTCAATGGGCGTCTTGCGCGAAGACGTGCCCTACACCGACCGCCAACAAGCCATTACTCAAACCTACTACATGACCAAACAAGATCTGTGGGCGCGTCTGTACAACCATCCAAAGCGCGACAGCATTATTAGCCGCATTACAACCGCCAACTATCAGCCAACACATGTGCCTGAAGGCGTTGACCGTATTGTGATGTCGCAGACCAATCCAACTTTGTACGGCACCGTCAACCTCGACCTTTACGGCTACAACCGCATGAAAGCGCGTATTGCCGAAGATACCGTCGAAATGACTGAGCTATACGTTTGGAATGATGAAACACAAGACTATCAAGTCGTTACCCGCGCCGCACCAGATGTCATCATCTACGACCGGCCTAACGAAGAGCTATTTCTCAAGGGCGAGCTGCCATTCATTCAGATCTGCCCTAACCCACAATACGATTACTACTGGGGACAATCCGAAGTTTCCAAACTGATTTACCTTCAGCAAATGCGTAACCGGCGCATGACAGAAATTTTGGATCTACTATCCAAGCAAGTGAACCCGCCAACAGCTCTTACGGGCTTCACCGGCATCTTGGATGAAAAGAACTTTGCATTGAACCGCGCAGGCGGATTGCTATCGTCTGACATGCCGAATGCAAAAGCAGAACGTCTGGCACCAAACATTCCGCAAGATCTTTACGCACAGCTTAAAGAAATTGATGCAATGTTCGAAGAAGTCTCAGGAATTTCGTCTGTGTTGTCTGGCCGTGGTGAACAAGGTGTGCGTTCTGCCGGTCACGCTTCTCAGCTTGCACGTCTTGGATCTTCACGCGCAAAGAAACGCGATATGGT